GTGATTTGAATTAATATACTTCATAGCTGTGCTACCGCTTGAATTAACCCGATCGCCGTGGATGCAACGCAAGTTTTCGTTCAACCAATACTCACCCGCTGGGTATCCGCTGGCATAGTTGATGTTTAGCTCGTCCATACGTAGTAGGTGTGGAAGGCTGTTTACTGGCCAGTCACTTGGGGTAGTCCCTGCTTGACGCATATTTGATACGGCCGGAGCATTCTCTGCTAGATACTTATATATACGGCAGTCGTGGTTACCCTCAAGGAATACAATCTCCGCATCCGGAACGGTTGCACGCTGAGCGGCTAGGTACTCGTAACCACGCTGGATGGCTAGGTTAGTCGAATTTTGGAACGCAATCTCCTGATGGTGACGGCTCTGTGCCGGTAGGTCTAAGGTATCTCCTAGGTTTACCACAGTATCCACGCCAAACTGCTGGTGCGCGTAATTTAAAATCTGTAGGGCAATATCAATTGCCTTTTCTGAATGGAACTCGATTACTGTGCCGTCTTCATAAACACGATATCCAATCTGTGTGTCTGGCAGCAAGGCAGCCAGCTTCCAATCGTTTTTTCCCTTTTTAGGCTTGACAATAGTTGATGGCTTAATTGTCATCTTCTGCGCCTGCATTAACGGGAATGGTTTAATCGGGTCTTCTTTTAGCAGTTTTGCTAATTCTTTGGCTAAGCTGTCGGACAAGTGCATGTTCCTCTCATGTGGTACGTAAATGACGTACGCTTAAATGGGATTTCTGGATGGTACTTTTTAATCAGGGCTAACGTCTCAGTTAGGTTTAGGTTTGGTCGGTCTTTTAATATTCCAAATACTTCCTGGAATTCGGCATCCTGGCTCTTTATCCAGACGCCTACCACACAGCCATCCACAGCTGCTTTACTGGCCAATATCTTTAGTTCATCTAGTAACATATTCCTTCTCTCGGTTCATGTTCATTAGTACTGTATCACAACTTGTCGTGGTACACCATGATTATTGCTGATAATTTTTACTTTGTCAAGGCATAAAAAAACCCGCCTTTCGGCGGGCTTTTTGTTGCTAACTTTAGTTGTGGTCTGACACACCATCGGTAAAGTTAGGGACGGTACGGTTAACCGCTGATTTGAACAAGCGACCGTTACCTTGGGTAGGACCAATCTGTGGGTCCTTGTATGATGGCATCTTTGTGGTGATGCCATAAGCGCGGGCTCCTGTAGCCTTTACCTTAGTACGGCTTGGCTTTGCCTGCTTGTATGGGTCAGCAGCCTGAGCTCCGCCCTTCTTGACTAGCTTACCCTTTAGTGGCTTGGCAGACGAGTTCTTTACACCGCCGGATGCGCTAGTACCCATAGTTGGGAATTTGCTGTTTGGTTGTTCCATGGATTTTACCTCTTTGGCCTAAGATGGTTGATACTTCAACAATACCGTTAATTACCCGGATATTCTTAATTAACTGAATTTACTTTAAATACGATTGCGCTGATGCTTTCACCGTTAATCTCCACAGACTGGAAACCTGGTATACATACTAGGCTGATTCCACGTGGGGCGGTGTATCCGCTGGCAATTGCAATAGCTTTTACGGCCTGGTTAACTGGACCTGCGCCTACGGCGCGGATTCTACAGGTACCCTTCTCATAAATAGCGTGCGCAATTGCAGACGCAACGGACTGCGGGTTGCTGGATGCGCTTACGCGCAACACATTATCATCTGGTGATTCGGACATTATTACCTCTGGTTGTAGTTATTACTCCCGTAGTTACTACTATAAAGGTAAAATGGGCTGAATTTAGGTCCAATCCAAATTTTCTCTAAGGTCGGGTTGGACACCGATTTCACGGTTATCCCAGTCTCCGTCAAGGACCATAAGGGCGATGATCGAGTAATTAGCCATATCTATAAAACTGTCGCGTAGGCTCTCGTTTTCAGGCGTAGCTCCGCTGTCGTACAAATGGTTAATTCTGGCCAACTTGTCATGCATACGTACTCTAAGACCGTTCAGTGGTCCACCCGGGCTCTCGCTGATGTTCTTTGGTCCGTAATCTTTGTGCTTCTTAACCAGCAGTTCTTCAGCCTCTAGGAACTTAGTAGACAGGGTGGCCTCAAACTTTTCTTGGATAACCTGCTGCTTTAGCTCTTCTGTGCTTGGTCCGGCTTTACGGATAAATTCTTTTGCTGCTTCTGACAGGGTGCTGAAGTCCCCTGGGTCGCCTGGTGTAAATGACATATTATTCTCCTTGTTTAGTGTGGCAGGAGCAACTACAGATTTTTTCTGTTGTTACTCCCATTGATAATTTAATTATTTCTGGGCAATTTTTGTGATGGCCGGTTATGCACCAGCCGCTGTGCCCTGTGCCTGATAAGTTATTACTCTTCATCTTCGTGGAATGTGTCAATATCCATACCGGAAATGGTACCGATAAAAACAAATAGACCGGTTACTACTAGGACCCCGAGAGCAATTATAAATAAAAATACAAATAGTGTTGCAATTAGTTCTAGCATTTTAGCCCTTCAGTCTCTTTAATTCTTTTTCTAGTTCGTTTATTCTAGTGCTTTGTTTATGTATAGTCAAATAACTTCTGGCTATTAAATATGCAAATATTCTTATGGCAAATGAATGCCTTTTTACTTCCTGATTAAAAGCATTCCACATTATGGTTTTTCCCTAAAAGTGGGTCCTTTAATCTTTTCTAGTATTTCTACCTCGTAGGCCAATTCGCCTTTACCGGCAGCTAGCATAGCTAGGGCGTATGAATCCGCGGCGTTATCGTCATTAAACTCTACGCCCCACTTCTTGTATACGTTTAGTAGTATTTGGTTTTTCTGTACTCCAGTACCTTTGCCGGTGATGTACTTCTTTAAAGTAGTTGGCGGAATAATGTATGGGTATTTGCCCTCAAACTTATCCAGCTCTTCATAGCAGGTTAGCTTTACTACAGCACCGAGTTCACCTAGCATATGCGCCATTGTTGTACCAAATGCGTAGCCTTCCATAGCTACTGTTACTGACTTAAATCCGCCTGATAATACGAGTAACTTTCTTAGTCTTTTGCGTATCCAAACTAATCTGTCAACGTGCATCTGTTCTGCTTTAAATACTATAGTCGAGTACTCATCCGGGTCATCGACGTTTAATATAGTTAAACCAAATCCAGAATAAGACTGGTCTATGCCGATTGCGACATTTTCTACACCAAACCCTAGCCCTGGTCCAAAAGCTTTATCTTTTGCCATTACGCAGTAAACTTACGACTTCTGGTTTTGAAGTTGTCGCCAGATGTTCTACGAGTTAGCTCACGGCTACATACAGCCGTGCTGCGTTCGTAGTTATTTACCATCGTCTCTAGCATCTTGCGGTATGAATACTTAACCAGGGCCTCTTGGCGTACATCCCCAAGTGTAGGGTCGCCATCAACTAGGGCCTTGATAATAGTAACTGTGGTCTTAGCATTACTTGTCTGATGACGCAGCATGGCCTCTGACTCAGCATAGTCCCTGTTTCGTTCTGCGTCTTTTTCATCAATAATTGCACAGGCTAGCTGAGTACCTAAGAACTCACTATACGCTGACAAGTGCGTGTATAAACGCATTAAGTCTTCGTCATCTAGCTCTGTAATATCAGCTGGAAGTTGTGGACGTGGCATAGACGTTTCGCGGTCTACTGACAGACCTTGCTCATCAAGCATATCCAAGATGTACTTGCTGGTATCGTTTGTGATTAAAGTTGTCTTACTCATTGAACCCTCCGCATTGTTTGCACTTTAGTGCTCCGCCAACATTACAGTCTGGAGCAACATTCTTACCTAGTGAGTCTACCACAAGTTGTGCGCCGTCAATGATTGGTTGAATAGCCCAGTCATCTTTACGGACAATAAACTCTTTTACTTCCTGTGTAGGCTTTGCCTCATAAATAAGCACAGCCTCTTGTGGTACATCTGTACGACCTGATAACTCTAGCACCTTCATATATAGCTGAACCTGAGCTACGTGTGACTCAAATGGTGACTTAAGGTTTTTCCAAGCCGAATCAAAATTTTGGTCTGATGCAAACCAGTTAGACCGGTCATACCACATAAAGGTACCAGCACCTACTGACTTAATCTCCAGCATAAGGTCATCGCCAAATCCTTTTAGCCAGCCGTCTGAATGGCCGGTAATCATAAGCTTGTCGTACTCTACTGGCACTTCTCTGTACTTCATAGTACCTAGGGTGTTACACGAGTCGCAGCTTTCTGGGCTAGTTGCCCACACCTGTATAGAACAGCTCTTACACTCCCATACACCGTACAACTTGCCCATATCACGAAACCAGTTCTGCCAGGTGGCGTGAATGCCGTGACCCTGCGCAAATATTAGTTCACGCTTAAACTGACGTGCTTCTGGTGTAGGATGGTTGCCCTTTAGATGAAAGTACGATGCTCTGTGGCACCAGTACTGGCTTACCATAGCTGATGGGTGCAGACCGTTAAACGATCTGGAATTATCTATTGGTTGTGATAATACAAAGCGCTCTACCTTGCTAATCACACGGGTTGTTGATTTACCGGCATCTACAAAGTTCTTCAATGCACCTGCTGGTATCTTTTTTAGTTTTTTCTCTGGCATGTTTTATATCCTCCACTGAAGAACATAACACATATTTCTAAGATTGTCTACTAGATTTTTTAGCAAGTTCTTCTAAAGTTTTTCCCTGCTTTTTTGCCTTACGTTTTAAGGCATTTCTTTCACGGTGGCTCATGCCTCCCCAGATGCCGTGGACTTCATCAGTCTTATCGGCAAACAACAAACACTGAAGCCTTACCGGGCATTCGCCTTTACCATCACGACCAAAGCAGATTGATTTAGCTTTATCAGCTATTGGTTTATATAAATCTTTATCTCGTGGCGGGAACCAAAGGTCTGGTGGGTATACCGATGAATACTCTTTAGTTACAGGGTCATATAATCTAGTGCCACATTTTGAATCATACTGCCAAGGCTCTGGCTCTGAAAATACACTAGTAAACGGGGTAGACAAATAAACTCCAATTGTTGAGCTACTTCTCTTCCGTGTGCTCCTCTATACATTGTAACAGAAATTCGCGCATTGTCAAAAAGTCATTTTCATCCATGACTACATAGTTGACGTCATTTAGGCTTATGCCCAGAACGGGCGTACGGCTGTCTAGGAGGGCCTCTGTGGTTATCTTCTCCAATACATCAGACTTTAGGGTAAACGACTTCTTACCGGTCCACTTGTGCTCAATCAAAAGGTCTTGAGACCTTACATCGCCTTTACGAAACCAAAAAGCGCCGGAGGCAACATTACGTTGACCTCCGACGATTTTAGCAAGACGTTTTTCGTGCTTTAATGATTGCTTCTGTCCTTCGGATTTAGCCAATATTCAAGGTACCCATCACGTCTTTAGTTAGTTGTTCTTGCAAGTCTACTTCTTCTCTAATTGAGTTTAGAAGCGCATCTGCACCTTGCCACTGACGTTCTGAGTAACGATAGTACGCACCCGCACGAGTAACAAGCTTATTGATGATAGCTAAGGATACAATCTCTTTGGCGAAGTCGTACTCGCCCTTATCAATACCTGCACCATCATCAAAGTAGAAATCTACAAAGGCAGTCTGTCCCGGAGGGGCTGACTTATTCTTTCTAGTCTGGAACTTGATGGTCTGACCGACCTTGCGCTTTTCCTGACCTGTACCAATCTCAATCCACTCGTCACGCTTAACATCAATGCGCGTAAAGAAGAAGTAGTTCTTAGCCTCTCCACCTGGGGTGGTGCGAGGGTCACCATACATAACACCAATCTTCATACGGAACTGGTTAATGATTAGACCAATAAAAGGACGTTCGCCACCCAGTAGGTCACGCTTACCGGCCTTTTCCATCTTGCGGAAGAACTTACCCATAAGCATTGCACCACGGCCAACTGTAAACTCTTCCATCTCCTTCTCGTCCTCGGCTGAGGGCACAAGAGCTGGGAGTGAGTCAATAACCACACAGTCTACTTCTTTGGTTTCAATGAACTCTAGAACAGCTGTAAGGGCTGTTTCCATGACATTGCTAGTAAATACGTGAACGCGTGTCTGGTCTACGCCACACATCTCTGCGTACTCTGGTACCCATTGCTCAGCGGCAATCCAGACAGTAGTAAAGTTAGGGTCACGCTTTTGGTTAGCAGCAATAGTCTTAAGTGCCAAGGCGGTTTTACCATTGCTTGCTTCACCAATAATCTCGTGCCACTGGTTAGTCGGCCAACCGCCGCCCAAAATCATATCTAGCGAAAGTGAACCTGATGTGAAACGAGTTGGAGCTGCGACTTCTGATGCTAGTACAACGGTGTTATCGCCGTACTTTTTATTAATCTGTGCTAGAACTTTTTGGAGGGACATTAGCCAATCCTATCTACAATTGTGCCTGGGTTAAAGTTATTTGCAGTGCTGACCTGCTTGGCAGCTTCGGTGTTGCCGTTAGTTGGAATTCTAACTCCCGGCATACCTGAACCAGACTGCTGAATTGGATAACCGCAGTCGTAGCAACGTGGAGCTGTCTCTGGCGTCATCTTTCCATAATTGCCACTAGAGCAGTTAGGACAACGGCCTGGGTTCATAGCACTAGACGGTAGTGTGTGACCGGCTAGGTCAGGATTATACGCAGGCTGCTGCGTTACCGGTGGGTAACCTTGATTAGGCGTATATCCTGGGTACTGCGGCGTTACTCCTGGGTTAACTACTGGAACCTGTTGCTCTGGCAATCTAGGCTGTTGCTGTGGTTGTCTAGGGGTACCTAGTTTATCTGCCCACCAATTACTCATCGTTATCTTCTTTCATTCCTGTGTACATCCCGTACAGCTTGATTAAATTAAGTTCTACTGCTGCTGACATAACTGCTAGCATACCGTTAAATGCTAAATTGCTGTAGAACTCTTTTAAAGCTTCGGAACCTGATTCTAACACAGACTCGTCAATTCCTGGAATCTTTAGCATTTCTTTGCGGTGAGTTTCAAAAGAAAACTCGGCATTCATATTTGCGTAGATAGTTAAAAATGGGATTATAGCCTCTATAGCAGCAATTCTATTGTCGGAATCTTCTTGTTCTTTTTCATGGCCTTCATCGCTTACCGGAGATAAATCAAATACTCCAATATTTTTATTTGCGTCTTCGCCAATAGTGTCATATAGAAACCATCTAAATAGTGTAGTGATTGGCACCTTGTGCACCTCACCCGGCTCTTCTGGTCCGGAAATTGGCCAGCCGATCACTTTGCCTCACCCCATTTATCTACAATCTTAATATCTGCGATTAGTGGTACTTTTAGCACTTGTATATCCTCCATAGCCTCGCGCAGTTTCTCTGCTGTTTCTTCTGCCAGTTCTGCTGGAGTAGTTAGCACCAGTTCATCGTGAACAGTAAGTATAATCTTAGCTTCTTTTGGAATCATTGTCCAAGCACGAACCATAGCAATTTTAATAATGTCTGCGGCACTGCCTTGAATCTTTGTGTTAAATGCCTGACGCTCAGCTCCTGCTCGAGCCCCGTTATCTCTAGACATAATCTCTGGTAAATAACGACGACGACCTGTTAGGGTCTTGATGTGAGCAACAGGTTTACCTGCGCGTGTAGCTGAGATTACCTTAGAACGATAGGTAGAAATTGCAGGGAACTCTTTAGCAAATCTATCAAGCAATTCCTTAGCTTCGGTCTTGGTACAGCCAATAGATGTAGCAATCTTATCTGGTCCTACACCGTACGCCATAGCGAGAACAAGTACCTTACCGGCCTTACGGTCTACGCCCATGGTGTCACCGATGGTGGTATAGATATCTCTACCCTCTAGATAGTTGTCCATCATAATTGGGTCTTCTGAGAATGACGCAATAACGCGTGGCTCAATCTGTGAGTAGTCGGCTACAACTAACTTGTGCCCTGGTGGAGCTGTGAACAAGTTACGAATAGCTTTACCGTGAGGGGTGTGTGGAGCAGGTACGTTCTGCAGGTTAGGGTTACGGCTTGAGAAACGACCGGTCTCAGCCCCGTGCTGCACAAAGTCACCGTGCAGTCGGCCATCAATTAAAAGACTATCCTTGGTCTCTGTACGTGTTTTTCCAGAGGTTGTGCGCTCAATCTCTCCACCTAGATATGGAATTACATAAGTAGATAGCAGCTTATTGTAGTCGGCATACTCTAATAGAGCGGTTACAAGTGGGTCTTTATCTCTGTATGGCTCTAATGCTTCAGCAGACACTGAGTAATCTGACTGGGATAGGTCTGAGCCTTCCTTATCTTTTTGATTACCTTTTGTAGTCAAGACCTTAGCCTTTAGACCACGGCCGCCTTCTTCTTTAGGGCCGTAGAGTAGCGCTTGCTTTTCCTGGTTAGAGTTAATGTTAAACTCACGTCCGGCAGCTTTGTAGATGTTACCACGAGCCTCATCTACCTTAGCCTCTAAGTCAATCTTTAGTTGCTCTAGTGACTCAGTGTCGATGACAGCACCGGTTAGTTTCATATCACAAAGCACGCGCAGCACATCCATCTCTAGAGCAAAAACGCGATTAAGGTCAGCGGCCTCTAGTCTAGGAGTAAGCGACTTCCAAAGTAGGAATGTGTACTTTGAGTCTAGGTAAGCATATTTAGCAACAGTATTAAAGTCATAGACTTCTACCTCTTTACCGACACCCTTTTCCATCTCGTAACCAAACTCACGCTTAAGGCAGTCAGCAAGGCCACACCTATTCTTATTACGGTTATCTGAGATAAATGACGCAATCATAGTATCAAAGTAAGGGCCGGCTGGAACACGCCCACCGTAGTACTTAGCAACTGACGTAAGGTCAAATACTAGGTTGTGACCAATGGTAAGGATGTTTTCATTAAACATCAAAGGCTCTAGGGCTTTAAACACCTCAGCTGGATACAGCTGTTCTGGAGCAGGTCCAAAAACTTTAGTGGCTTTCTTGGAGTCACGGCTGTAGTCGCTAGGTCTAAGGGTTAGTCCCTTTTCTTTGCGTACTTCACCCTGACCGGTAAGCGGGAAAACTTCTTCAATAAAGTTGCCGTGTGGGTGTCCCATAGGGATAACATCACAGCGACCGTTAGTTGCAAATGTAATCCATAGAACTTCATTTACAGGGGTCATACCTCGGCGTGGGCCTACGGTTTCAACGTCATAAGCAAAGGCATCCTGAGTTAGGTAGAAGTCTACCATCTCGGCAAGTTGTTCGGCAGTAGTAATAATATTCATAATATCTCCACAATAGCGTAATAGGCGGGGATGTCAAGTCCCCGCCTATTGCTATTGGATTTAGATTAGTGAATCCGCAATCTCGTCGAGTTCCTCGAACGAGTGTTCCTTGATAAGGTTGCGTGAGTAAACCTCGGATGAAGAAACGTAAGCAGCTGCAGCATCTGCATCTAGCTTCCAGTCTTCCTCTAGGTCGCGCTCCTTGATTGGAGTTACGGTGTAAGTGGTCTGAGGACCTTTACCAATGCGCACAATCGCCCAGTATCCCTTTGTAAGAGGACCCTGTGGTGAGTAGTGGGCTGCATGCAAAGCCTGGTATAGGCGTGCACCTGAGATAAGCATCTGACGCTGGATACCTAGAGGCGAGTTTAGAGACACGACAGTAAAGGCGCGCTTGTTCTCTGGGCGGTCCTGCAACTTGATGCAGAGTGGGCAATTAGCACCGATACAGACGTACGAGCGCTTACCGCTTGTCTTCTGCTTTAGGAAGTGCTGCTTGTAAATAGCAAACGGGCCATTCTCGTCAAGGAACTTAAAGACCTGGTGCTGGTTCTCCTCAAACTTAACTTCAGTAGGGAAGTCGCTTGAAGTGGTTAGGGTTTCAGCTGCATCCCAACCAGACTGAACTGATGTAGATGTTGCTGTAGCCTGTGTAGGGCGGGCATCGATGTCGTCTTCTGCAAGGTAGCTAGCGGCATCTGGGGCATTACTGTTAATTGGCATGTTTTCCTTAGTTAATTGTTTTGTTTTCTTCTGCGCGGATTGATTCCCACGCCTCGGCTATCTTACTAGTAAGATTCCGGTGTGTATCCCAGTCTATACGATCTGCATTCAAAAGTCCAGCTTTTGTAAACATTTCTACTGTTATTTCTACCATCGCCTTACTATAAAGACGCCTTCCCTCAATTACCTTACCATTCTTGTCTAATTTAGACGGTAAACGGTACGGTGACTGCGGAAGTTTTTCTCGCTGCATCCATTGCCTTAGCGTTGGAATTGTGC